CTTTTAGGCTGCGCAGAAATTGAGCAAGTAACTGTTAATTGAGGAATATTTCCCCCATCTTCCCACCATCGGCAAAAAGGTAGCCCTAGCTCCTACCCTAGCTTCTCCACTCCCTACCACTCCACACTATACTTAACCATCCCCTGTGGGATATCATACAGCCTTCTATAGTTGATGGAGAGATACCGCAAGCTATCGACTATGTGCGATGCCCAGTTGTGCAGTGGCTTTGTTGCAAAGCAAGCGTTAGCTTCGTCATACTCTCTTTGGTACTCACGTAATGCTCTGATACCTAGATTGCATTCTGTTGTGTTTATCCTAACTCTAGGTAGCATGTATCTTAGAGCCTCGATGCCATCCTCTAAGCTAAGCTTTGGTGTGATTTGGAAATTCCATCCTGCTCGTCTTGCCTGCATAAGTCTTGATTCTGCTTGCTCCCAACCTTGGTGTTTTTGGCTAATGTCATGTGGCCCGAAATGATTCCCCCACTGACAACCCCATTGCTCTTTAAGTTTATTTGCCCAGTCAAGAAAATGCTTAAGGCCGTAGCCAGTATCGTGTAAGAGAGCCAGTAAATTAATGTAATTACCTTCAACTTGGAATAGCCATCCTGCGGTTGCATCTGTACCTCCTAAGTCCCAAACACTGTGTAATGGTAAGTTTGGATTTGCGCGCAATGGCAAAATTCGACCTTCGATATCCATATCATGCATTTCTCTAGTAAAATAAGCACCTTGGTTACCTGTCGTGAAGTCGCAATAAAACTCTTGCGCAATCATTTCATCCGACATACCACGCTTTTTAATATCTTCAATGTCTTCCAAGGTAATGATAGGACTACCGTCAGCTTTAGTAGTCTTATCTATTCCAAGATGCTCAATATGGTATTTGGGATTGTCTTTGACGGTTTCAAACAATTCCCAAAGATGATTCTTACCTCGTGGCGTGCTTTGTATAATTTCAACGCCTTTGTTCTGCACAATAATAGGGTTTAAGTATTGCCGTGCATTTGGATTATGTAATGCAAACTCTGAATAAATAATTGTAACCGGATTAGTTCCGATTAACCCAGTAAGGTTATTACTACCAGCCAATACTAGACGGCTGCCGTTGATTAGCCTAATTTCCATTCTTGCGTCATTTTTATACTCAATTAAACATTCTGGAATATTGTTTAAGAATGGCTTACCATCAAAGTCCATACCAGACCAAATAACGCTGCGTGCTTGCTGTAACAACGGAAACAAATAAACATGCGTTCCGACCCTCTGCAAAGCCCTTAGAATCCACATTTGCAAACAGGCAATATCTTTTCCTGCCCTGCGATGAATAATTGCTAGAACATGCTTATTTTGTACTATAGCTTTGAACATTCGTTCTTGATGTGGGTATGGTTTAATTGTCGGTATAGCTAAATACATTATATAGTTCTCATGTAAGCATCAATTATTGATATACCCAAGTCAGTTCCAATAGCCCACTCTGCCATATATCCTTTGGCCTTCATCTGATTTATAAATGCTTGCTGTCTAGCTAAATGTTCTTTTTGTGCTGGCGTTGGCTTCCATCCATCCTTCTTCACCTCAATAAACAGTCCCGGATATTTAGATGTAGGGAAAGCAAAAAACAAATCAGAAGCTCCGGCACGCAATCCAAGCCTTGGGAGAATTTTGTTTGTCGAACGGCTTCTTTGCCCTTCATTATGGATTTTTATTACACATTCTGCTAATTCAGGATAACGCAATCTACAATAATCCAAGATTGCCATTTGAGTTCTATCCTCTGGCTTAAGGTGAAACTTTTTGGTTGTACTCTTTGCTCGCAATTGCACAATGATTATCCTTGTTAAAATGACCACTCCCGGCAATACGAACTGCCAGCCAATACAGGTAAGATTTAACAGGATTAACCAAATTGTCAATTAGTGATGAGTGAAAAATGCTATCAATTTTCTGTCTAGTTAAGTTATTAGGACAAGTATATAAATAATCATGCAGTATTGATGGGCCAATTGTTTTAATATCGTAAGGTGATTGGATTGACCAGAATATTTTTGGAATAGATGCAAAATCTGTAATAAATCCTTTTGGAATAGTTATAAGTTTATTATCAACTTCAACAACCAATCTTGAATTTAATTTAAAAACTCCATCGTTAACAGGTGTTACTGATATTTTATTAAGAAAGTTAATATTCTCATTTGGAGTGCATGTACTCAGAAAACTAGCGCAAATGAGAAGTCCAGCAAGAATGAAGGGACGTTTCAAAAAACACCCCCAGTAAAACAAGGAGCTGAAAAACCAGGGGCAGGCATTTTAGCCGAAAAAGCAACGCCTAATCGGTTAATAAATACTAAAGTGTATTTACTTGCAGCCTTTGCCACGGCCACCTTTGCCTTTCTTCTTCATTTTCATTCTAGTTCTCCGGTAACACACCTCTATCTTTGCAAAGAAAATAAGTTACGTCTATATCCTTTGCCAATTATTTTTATATCTGTTGCCATTGTCACCCAGCAAGCATGAACGAATAGTAACCACATTAAACAATATGCTTTCTTTTTAGATATTAATTTATTTAAGGCGCGACAAATCATGAAATATTTCTCCTTGAAATTTTCATACAGATAAAAAAAATCCCCAAATGGGGAAAATTATTTTTTTGATGCCCTCATGTTATCCACGAGGTTCGGATATTTTCGGCCTGCTTTTTTTGCCATAGCCTTAGCCTTTGCTTTTTGTTTAGGCGTTAGTTTCTTTGGCTTGCCTAAACTCTTAGGTCTCGGCTTATCCCATATCGCTTTTTTCATTTAGCAATCCCATTTTTTAAGAGCTAAAGCTTTTCTAGTTGGCCGTCCTTTGTCATCTTTCATAGGACCTTTCACGCCTGACATTCTAGCACAAAATGAACGTCTTCGTGCAGCAGCCTTCGCAGATTTTTTTGCTTGCTCACTTGTAACTGGCGCTTGCAAATTAGATCCGGTTAAACGGTTTATCCGCTTGCGACCACTTGCAGACAAACCGCCTTTTGGGTTCTTATCACTTTTTCTTAGGCTTACGTTTTTTCTTGGCATTTGATTTTCCGGCTGAAGATAAACTTGCAGCAATAGCCTGCTTTTGAGGATAGCCTTCATGCATCATCTTGCGTATATTGCTACTGATAGTTTTTTGGCTAGAGCCTTTCTTGAGTGGCATTATTTACCTCTCTTGCTCATAGCTTTTTTCATGCCTTTTGATTCTGCACGTCTAGCTTTCTTTTCCATGCCAACTTCGCCATAAGCAGTTCCAATTGCACGTTTTTTTGAATATCCAGCTTTCTCCATTACTTTAACATTATGTTTCATGCCTTTTTTAGTTGCAGCAGCCTTACCTTTAACCAACATCCCTTTTTTCATTTCACGCTTCACCATTTTCATCTTATTTTCCTTTACGTTTTGCTGAAATTTTCTTTAACGTCATAGCTAATCTTGCTTGACGTGCGGTTGTTTTATTACTAGATTTAGCAGCTTTTTTAAGCTTTGTCATTGGAATATTTTTTTCTACCGGAACACCTAGTTTTTTACTAAGTGCGCCCGGACGTTTAATCGCTTTGGATATCCATTTTTTGTCATTGGTTTTTTTCATAATACCCCCTATGGCCACACTATCTGTGGCAATGTCGCGATGAATGCATCCTCATCTGGAATTGAACCGCCAGCATCAATTGCCATATATTCAATATAGACTTGTTCCCATATTTGGTCACGCCAGGTCACGAATGCATCGGCTTCGGCTTTCCACTGCACATTGCTGCTTACAGCATAGCTAATAATGCTATTTACGCTAGAGTAACCACGGCTTTGTGCTGTAGCCAATAAAAGGTCATTAACTTTTTTATCAATATCTGATTTGAAAGTCTCTACATCAAATTGATGTTGGTACTGTGGAATTTCGGCTTCAAGTTCTGCTTCAGTTGGTTGAGCAATATTAGGAACCGCCCAATATTTAATAACGATTGGTGAGTCTTGTGAGTCTTGACCAAATTGGATATTCCATGATTCAACTTGACCGGGATATTTGATTTTGCACACGTCTACGATATTCATTATCTAACTCTCCTTGCAAAAATTGTTCCACAAGCTTTTCGTGTGCCTGATCCATCTGCAACCGTGCCTAAATAAATAGTTGTTGTAGATGATAAACTATATCTTTTGATAGGCGTTACTAAACATTGCGCAATAAATTGATTTGTAGTGCTTTGTACAATAAAGTATTCATTTGGGGTCGGGACTGCTGCAGATGTTGCGCTTGTCCATCCTGCACTATATGTACTGTTTTGTGATGATGCCTCAAAATAACAGACACCAAAAACATCCCAATCACCAGCAGTTAAGCTGATTGATGTAATATTTGCAGCTACGTTTGATGTGGTTGTTATTGCGCTGCTATAAGCTACGTTTGATGATATGTACTCGCCAACATATCCAGCAGCAGCATTATCATTAGTCGTAGTTCCTACAATACCCTGTGTTGTAGGACTGAAAGTTAAACTGCCAGCCGTCCAGTTACTATTAGAAACGCCTGTGCCCCCACTTGCCACTGGCAAAGGAAGCGTTAAAGGTGATGTAAATCCTTGTGACATTTTAGTAACCTCCTATGCAAGTAATATTTAATCTGAATTCAGCATTATCTAATAGTTGTGCATATGATGGTGTTCCATAATTGGTTGTAGAATTAATTTGAATTGTATCTCCTGCATTAAATTCATAAATTGATGTTACTTGACTTGTAAATGTTCCATTGCCCGTACTTACAGCAGCCCTACCAGTATTTACAGCAATTCTTCCGCCACTCCCACCTATTGCTATGCCAACATAGTTTCCTGCTGTTATAGAAGCTCCTGTAACAGAAAATGAAGCATAAATTATATATCTACCTTCAACTGGGACTGTATAAATACCAGTGGATGCGTTATAGCTAGATGTTGTATCAAAAAGGACTGTTGGGTAAATTACAGCATTCCAAGATGTATTAAGTGTACCTGTGCAAGTTCCCCCAACATTACAAATTGGAGCGGTGGTAATGCCTGTCCCGCCATTACTTATAGACAAAGGCAAAGTCAAAGCAGTGGGAATGCCTAAGGTTTGGTAGTATTCGTAAATATAAATTATTCCTGAACCGCCATTTCCGCCTGTATTTCCTGAGGTTCCTGCTGCGCCACCATTACCGCCTGAGCCGATACTGTATGAATAAGAGGCGGCTGGTGCGGCAATAATTCCACAAATATAAGCTCCAGCACCGCCTCCAGAACCTCCAAAAATAGCAGCTCTTGGGCCACCAGCACCACCTCCTCCTGAGCCAGTATTAACTATAGCATTACCACCATTTCCTGCGCTGCTGCCTCCAGAGCCTGAGCCAGCTCCGCCTAACGCTGATACACCGCCCATTCCACCTTTAGGATAAACGCTATTAACGTCTGCCGTAAATGGGCCATCACCAGTAGCTCCAGTAAAAGATGCACCAACAATACTACCTAATGTCGGTGCTCCACCTGCACCGCCTACAGAACCGTTATTAGACCCACCAGTACCGCCAGCTGCTGTAGATGTTCCGAATGTTGTAGAGCCCCCAGAGCCACCAGTACCTCCGCCTGTTCCTGACCCAGCACCACCACCACCACCCCCAACCAAAACAACTTTTAAAAACAGTACGCCAGACGGAACAGTATAAGTACCCGAACCGCTTGTGTATGTCGTTACTGTGGGGGCAGATACCGCATAAGTGTATGGATTTACAAAACCTTGTGTCATGATATCCCCTTAAGTATTCTCAACGCCAAACACATTAAATGAACAAGTTGCAAGCGCATTGTATACTCTTACAACATCTCCAGCCCCAAGGGTAATCCCGATTGTCGTTGCAAAAGTATTATTTCCACCAATTGCAATATCATAATATAAGTATTGTGCTGGAGTATCAGCACCACCATTGACTGCGACACTAATTCTAAAACTTGTAGCTGTAGCAGATTGATTTGCCACTGTAATTGTTGAAACTGTTGCAGTTGTTGCAGCAGGTACAGTATAAGCATTTGTCAGAGTTGCAGCACTTGGCTTGCTTTGGCCTAGCACCTTGTAAGTTGTCGCCATATTAACCACCCATTAAAAGGAATGTAAATGCAGCACCTGTGCCTTCTGGGGCTGCCTGAAATGTTGGTAGTGCACCAGCACCATTACTTGTCAAAATCTGTCCGGCAGTACCTACTGAGGCAATACTTTGATAAGCACCTGTTGAGGTTGTACCACCACAAAGAACAGCATATGCGGTCTGTGAGGTTGCATTAGTTCCACCGTTGGCTACTGGCAGTGTACCAGTAACCCCTGTAGTCAAAGGCAAACCTGTGCCTGAGGCTAAATTATTATTTAATGCATTATTAGTTGCCATATTTATTCCTTAAACTACAGTTATATTACCTTGTGGGCCACCAAGTACAGTCCAAGTTGTATTTGCCGTCGTGCACAATAATTCTATACTATCGTATTGATTAGTACTTGCAATATATCCTGTTGCACCAACAGTAGAACTAGTAAAGCCTAATTGAATATTTTGACCAGCATTCTGCGCTATCTTCCAACCGCCAGCACCTTTACCAACAACATTTATTACTGTACCAAAGGCTGCCGTTGTAGGTAATGTTAAAGTAACTAATCCAGCATTTGAAGCCACATATCCATTATCAGCAGACATAGCCTGAGTTGCGCCAGTTACTTCTGTCCAGCCAATACCAGAACCTGTTCCACTAACTGTAATAGAGCCAGCTGCATTTGCTATACTTATACCGGGGCCTGCTGTGAGCGTTGCTGGTGTTGGTGTACCACCTGTAGAGCCAATCAAAACTTGACCGTTGGTCATTGACCCAGTCCAAGCAGGAACGCCAGAGCTATTTGTAACTAAGGTTGCACTATTTGCAGATGTTAAGCCGCTAACAGTATTGGTTGCAGAACTATAAAGCAGTTGGTTTGCCGTTGTTGTGCTGGGGTATGTCGCAGTTGTAAATGTGTAAATTGAACCATTACTTTGCGCTAAAGTACCATTTGCACCAACAGTGCTTGCACCTGTACCACCTCGGCTTACGCCCAATTGTCCCGACCATCCCATCGTGATACTTGCAGCTTGCAATAGAGCAGTTGCTGGAGCTCCACCTAGGGTGATTGTTACGTTTGTATCTGAAACACTTGTTAATGCCGCTGGTGTTACCGTTGATGGCGCAGTATTTGTAATAGTAATACTGTTAGCACCATTGGTAATACTAATTCCAGTGCCAGCGGTAAGGTTTGCAGATGCAGGTAAATCATTAGTTTTACCGATGATGATTTGACCATCATTCAAACCTGCCGACCATTGTGGAACTGAATTATTATCGGAAACTAAAACAGCATGTTGTTGTGTTCCGATTTCACCAACCGTATTGTTAGCACTAGAATACAGAATATGATTCTTATTAGTACTGCTAGGATAAGTTGCTTGCGTGCTTGTCCAATTAGTGCCATCAGATTGCATTATCTTACCACTTGCAGGTGCAGTGTTTGGATATGCTGCTGTTGACCAAACAGGCTTATCAGCATTCTTAGACATTAATACGCGGTAATTATCAGCAGGATTTGCTAACATGCTAGGAACACCAGTAGCATTACTCACTAATACACCGCCAACAGCAGCAGCAATTTGACTTACTGTATTATTAGCAGAGCTATATAAAATATTGTTAATAGTTGTAGTTGATGGATATGTGGCTGTAGTAAATGTATATTTTGTACCATCACTTTGAGCCAATGTGCCATTTGCACCTACTGTACTTGCGCCTGTACCGCCTCGTGCGACATCTAGCAAACCACTCCATCCTAAGGTCAATGAAACAGCCTGTAATAACGCTGTAGCAGGAGTTCCACCTAAAGTCAGGGTTACATTTGTATCGTCTACTTTAGTTAAAGCAGCGGGCGTATATGGAGCACCAAAGCTAGTCCAGCCTAATTGACCTGAGCCATCAGTTGTAACAGCCTGCCCATTTGTTCCATCAGACTGTGGCCAGTTAAGACCATCTAAAACTAAATCACCTGTGCCATCTGGCGTTAGGTTGATGTTACCGTTAGTGTCCGTAGAAATTATTGTGTTGCCAGAAATTTGAATGTTGCCGATATTTGCTTGTCCGATATTAGAAATATTGTAGCCATCTGCATCTACGTTACCACCAAATGTCATTGTACCGGGTAATACAAGAGCATTAGATAAGCTGAATACTGGATTTCCTGTTCCTGTGCCATTAGTAACATCAATTTGATTTGTTGTTCCTAACAATGTTCTAGTGCTTACAACACCAGTAGCCGTAACAGATGTCATAAATCCAGTTGCCAATGGACTTAAAGCTTGCTGATTTGGCAGTTCACCACTAGGAGACCATGGCGTTTGTAGAATGTAAGTTGCATCACTTGGTGCTAGACCACCGCCAGATGGAAAGGTAATTGCCTCAATAGCTGTATTATTAGAATTCTTTTTCCAGCCTTCATTTGCACCTAGGATAGGCAAATAAATATCTCCACCTTCACCTGTTATTGGGTCGCCTAAATCTGGCGTTGAAGATACGTTATAATGTGGCGCAACCTGCTCATTGTATAACTGCGCCTGCTGGTCAACCAAGGTTAATATGCCAACGTCTTGGTTAAGCATACTGGGGGTAAAGTTTGTATTGGTATATAGGTTTAAACGGTCGGCTGGTGTATCTCGTGTAATTGTAATCACATCACCAGCAGCACGTGCGACTAGAAAAGTTACCTCAACTATTTCTGAGCCACCAACAAAAGCCACTGTGTAGTTAATTGAACTTACTAACTGTGTTAAATCATCAGGATCTTGTGCTGAGGTTCTAGCATAAACAACAACATCAGATGCAGCATTAGCAGTCCAGTTAGTGGTAAATACTGTTTGGCCAGCCGTAGCAGTTATTTGGGTTTTTGGTGGTACATCATTTATTTGTACTTGAGTAGACATGGGTTAGTCCTTTTGAAAGATTTTATAAGGCTCAGCATCAGCAAATGTCTCTGGTATGTCTAAACCTTCTTGCCACGCATTCAACATTCCTCTAATGTAAACATTACCAGACATTGGTAATAAATTAATTGCTTTTTTTACACCTGTTCTATTTATTTTACCCGATGCAAGCATATACCCAGCTCCTAAAGCATCCCAAGCGTAATCCCAAGCAGGGCCTCCCAAGGTGCTTCTATCTTTATAACGAAAACCTTGGGCTCTACCTAATAAGTCATTGTGAGATACTAAGTTTAGAATTTCAATAGCATTTGGCAAAACACCTAAAAAACCATTTTGCATAATTGAATTTAATATAATGTCTTTTACCGATGCCTCATCTTCAAATGGTGGTTTTCCCGATGCCATTCTTCTAAGTGGATCTTGAACAGACGACATAACAGACATTGCAATAATTCCCTGTAATGTATTAGCATCAGCATATTGCAATGAAGGTAATAAGTATCTTTCTGTCGCTGCAAATGCCCAACTGGTAAACATTAATAATGTACCAATGATAGGGTCTTTTGCCATCAATGGCGAGGTAAACATTTGCCCTTTAACAATTACGTCTGAAACACCGCTACGGACCGCCATAATCATTTTTTCTTGGATGTCTGCATTATCCCAGTTTTGATAATTTGAATTGCGTGCAAGGCCGTTATAATGCGTTTCACCGTATTTATTAAACTGCTCTACGATTTGTCTAGCATCCTCAGCTAAATCTAAACCAATTCTAGCCATTTGCACACTTTCAGATTTGGTTATTGTACCGTCTAAAAATTTTTGACTAGCTTTGACAATATTATTTTGTAAGGTTCGTTCAGCAATTGATTCATTAAGATTCTCGAAATAGTTAGCAAACGTTAAATTCTGAGAAACTCCGGCTATTGCTTGTGTAATTTTTTTAGTTTTACCAAGAACTGTGTCGTAATTATGTGTGCCTTTGGAGAAGTAATCGTATTGTGCACCACCAATGACATGGTTTACACCTAATAAATTAACAGCAGCAGCTTCCTGCATTTCAGTTTTATTGCCTTGAAATCTATCTTTCAATCCACGTAAATGTGGCATTAAACCACCAAATAACCATGGGACAATTCCAGTTCTTAGTACTACGGCTGTGGAGTCAGTTAACTGTGCAATCTGCAATAAACCCAGTCTAGTGGCGTAAACCATGTTGCGTAAAACTTGTAAAGATCCCATGACATCATCAGACATATTAAGATTTTTATATCTACCATGGTAAATTGCATACATAGATGCCATGTCAGATTTTGCCGAATCAAAATCTTTTTTTAGTTTCTTTAGTTTTTTTTGTTTAAGTTTAGGGTCTTGTATTTTTTGGTATAAAGCTTCTTTAGCTTGATATTGGTTTGACATATTTTCAAAAATGTCATCAAGTCCATTTTCGCCATAAACTTCTCCTAGACCACGTTTTAAACCAATTCTGCGCCCCATAGAGCCAAGATAGTTCTCCATGGCAGATGCCAAATCATTGTCAAGATATCCAGCATTATTGAGGAGTTCTTGCGGTATAAGAAAACTTCTTTCTTTAGTATATGCTGGATTACCAGAATGACCACCATGACCCAAAACTTCATCTAACAATTGACTTGCATCTGTTCCCAAAATTTTACTGCGCATTTTTTTTAAATAATTTATTTGGCCTTTTTTTGTTTTATAGGCTTCAATAAATTCAGGTAATTTATTGGGGTCTCTAAATTTAATTTTACCCTTTTCTTTGAAATATAGTTTTTTATTAATTCTACCTATACGCGCATCTAAATCTAATTTTTCTCTAGCAGTTTTTCTTTGGTCTTGTAATTCTTTTATTTTTTTATTTAATGAAGATATTTCATCCTTATTTTTTGAAGCTTCCTTTTGAAGTTTTGCAGTATTAATTTCTTCATTAAGTTTAGTTATACCGGATTCATCAAGTAGTTTTTTTAGTTCTGCTCTATCTTTAGAATTTAGAATAATCCTATCTTTTAATAAAAAATGATTTTCCTCATTATCTGTTAATTCATCATGAATTTTTTGTTCTAATTCAGTTCTAAATTCACGCAATGCTATCTTTTCATTTTCTGGCGCTAATTTTATTCTTTCATCAATTTCAGTTAGTGGCCTCATAATATTAGATATTTTTTCTGATTGGTCATTCATCCATTTTGTGGCAATTGTGAAATAATCATCAGGTTCAAAATTTAGTTTGTTATTATTCCAGTTTTGAAAAATATATTTAACTGTATTAGGTGGGCTTACAAATTGATCAATTCCATGTGCTTCTGCATATTGACGATTTACATCCTCTAAAATGTCAGTCATTCTTTTAGCAGAGCGATTTACATGAGGATTCTCATCCTCAATTCCTGTGGCAATTACATTGCGAACACGTTTACCAAAGTCATCCCAAGAAATATTTTTTCCTTCGGTAACAGTTTGAACTAGATTCTTAAATGCGTTTACGGTTTGACTTGAGCTTGTTAACCCATTTGCAGCGTAATAATCTTTGTTGTATTCCATACGGTGTCTTGTGCCCATGGCTCTATAATAGCCATAATATTCCTCTGCGCTACGAATTCTAGCAGTGCCTTCTAATTCACCTTCTGTACGAATACCGGTATTAGCCATGCCTGAAAAAAAGTTTCTAGCATCATCAAAAGGGCTTGATAACATTCTAAATGCTGGATTAGCAACTTTGGTAATTTCTTTTAGTCCTTTACCTAAAAAAGGCACGCCATAAAAACCAGTTTCAGCAACAATGCTTCTTAAGTCACCTTCAATTTCTGCATGTCGTTTAGCAGACATTGCTTCTTTAATTGGGGGTGTATATTGCAAATCAACAAGCTTATCGCCTTTGAAAACAGGCTCTAACTTAGCGTCATGGTAAATTGCACCTACTAACTTTCTGCCATTCCATACTTTTAAGCCATCATTGCCATATCTTAGTGTTTTACCAACAGCGCCCAATGCAAAACCAAATGCTGCATCCTCTAAACTTCGTATAGCAACATCTTCTAAGTCATATCGACCTTTGGACAAGTCTAATGCAGATTCATAACTAAAAGCATCAAGCGCAATGCCGGGTGTTGATTTAGCTGCGTTCATGAAGGCATCAATAGTAAATACTCCGGCTCTTGATTCTGCAATTGCTGGCAATACCCATTTCGATAATCCAAGTGGACCAGAGCCAATTGTCATGCCAAGACCACCACCAATTAATTTTGGCCAGAAACCGCCATTAGCTAAAAGCTTTTCATTTTCTATTTCTTCAAAAACAATATTTTGTCTGCGTTTTAGGTCACTTGGCGATGTAGCGTTGCGTATCGTTGGCCAATATATTTCTGGTATGTCTTTGTACAAATCAGGGTTGTTTGTGTTAAAACTTTTATCAACATTATCAAATAAAAAGTTATATTCAGACTGTAAGATACTAGAACCTGTTTGTTCGGCATTATAAATAACTGATTGCTTTTCTGCCTCTAATAATGCGGTTTTAAAGAATGGGGTTTTTTCAGCATCTTGCATGGTTTTTTGTTCTGACCAACCACCAAAAACTGAACCCATGCCTTCATTAGTTAAATCATATGGTAATTGATTTAAAGGTCTAGCCAATGCAAATGGTATTGCTGTATCTTTTTCGGTTTCATTGCTTTGTAAATTTTCCATATTATTCCCCAAGATTTTGCAACATCATTTCATCACGACTAGCTATGCCTCTTAGTCCTGTAATTCCTTCGCCTCTTTTTAGGCCAATATCTCTAAATCTTTCGCCTAGGCCTTTGCTTTCCTCTAAATATTGTTTGAGTCTCAAGTCCCAGTTTTCTTTAGTGGCTTGCTGGATTGTCATGGTAGCTTCTTTAATATATTTTGCATTTGGAGAGTAAAATGGAATCCTGCCTTGATTGCCAAATGTTCCATGAAAAGATTCAACAGCGCCTTCTTTGTTACGTAAGATGTAATCATATCCAGATGCCATAATGTCTTGTCTGGTTCCTAATGAAGCAAATGGGCCTGAGCGAACTTCCAACGTGTAATCTACTCGTTCCCCGGTTCTTCGGTATACTTTAGTGATTTGTATTGGCTTAGCTTCAAGAAACTCATTTATTGTTTCTTTAGCATTTGGCGACTTTAAATCTAAAACCGCTTGAGCAAATTCGTTGTAATCTTTTCTTGGCGCTAACTCATAGTAAAACCCAAGGTTTGGATTGCTATCATAAATAGCTTTCATATTAGCTACATATTTACTAACATCATCGTAAATATTTTGTTGAATAACAGGTACAGATTTTTTGTCCATGCCCAGCAGTTTTTCAATAGGCATAAATGTAAATTGCTCTGTGCCGTTAACAGTTGTTGTTCCATAGTTTTGATTAATTCCTTTTTGTACCCATGACTTTGCAAGCGTTTCATTACCAAATACTTTTAGTGCATCTGTATAAGCATCTGCAACACTAATATAAAAATTAGATTTGTCTATGACTTGAGACTTGCTTGGAACATCAACCATTCCTTTTGCAAATGATATTTTTTTTGCAGCAGTGCCATGACCCTTTTGAAAGTCCTGTGAAAGCTTTAATGATGCGTTTTTTTGTTCATCAGTAGGAAAAGCAATTTGTCTCGCCATTGCGACCGCTTGGTCTGGGCTTGCAGAAAATGGTAAAAGTTCATTAATACTGTGGGCCATGATTGATGCAGGACTTGATGCGCTTGAAAAAGTTGCATCTAGTCGACCGGCTAAATCAGCATCTTCAATGCGTTTAATCTGAGACGCTGCCTGTATAGCTGTTGTTGCATCACCATTAACAAGTTGGTTGGCTAACATTTTATTTACTGCTGGTACTGCCCTTGGTATTGTTGAGATTGCTTGAAATTGAGCATCAGCATCGGAAATTTGTTGCCCCTTATAAGCTGCATCATTTTTAACTTGCGCAACAGTGGCATCATACGTTGCATCAACTTCTTTAGGCGTTGCTCTTGCCATTACATCGAGATTTGAATTATTGCCAAGTAGTTGAGTTATGCGCTCTTGTTTAGCAAGATTTTTATTTTGCTGATTTAAAATCCAGCCATACATTTCATTAAATTTTTGAGGCTGCAATTCTTGCTTTAAGGCATCGATATCAGTTTGCGGTAAATTGCCCTGCATGTACTTAATCTTAGCATCGGAAACAAGTAAATTTTGCTCACTACTTGTAAAGCGTTCATAATTTACAATACTGTTTAAAGCATGGTTTCTTGCAGATTCCCATTCATTATAATTTACATCAATGCCATTAAAGTTAGTTGGAACATTTGTAAGTGAATTCAAATATGGTTCAAGTTGTTTATTTTGATAAGCATCAATAGCTTGTTTGGCTACTGAGTTATTTAAATACATTTGCTTTAATGCTTGGCGCTGTGTTTCGGCTTCATTTGGTGACCACATGCCACTTGCTTGTTTACTATTAATGTAATCAAGACTATTTTGATAAACTGTAGCAGGGTTTCCTTGGCCGGACATTATCGAATCAGTTAATTGATTCATTTGGTTTTTTACAAATAAACCAGCATTTTCTTTGGCTTCTATTTTTTGCTGGCTAAGTAACTGATTGTTTAATTTAAAAACCTGCGTTTGAAGACCTTCTGTATACTGGTTAGCAAGTTTACTGCGAATTGTATATGGTGCTTGTTCAATAATTTGCTGTAAACCTTGAGCTACATTATCTTGATAGGATTTTATTTGGCTATTGCTTAATCTATATGATTTATTTAAATCAAGTTGCGCTTGGTTAATAAGTTGTTGCGCCTGTAATCCGAGAGTTTGTTCTGCTTGAGCACTGTATCCTTTAACAAACGCTTCATCTGCTTTAGTAACCGGTGGTAACAACATATTACTAGGACTTTTCCCGGCTTCAAAACCACGCATTGTTTGATAGGCTTGAGAAGCATTACTTGCCATTTGAACACCGAAATTAGCTAATGCATTTGGTGCTGTTGCAAGTTCAGTCATCGCATTTAACCAACCGCCTTGTTTTTGAGTAATGTCTAAACGCTCTTGCGGTTGTAGTGTCTGAATTTCTTGAGCCATTATGCAATCTCCGTCATGCCAAAGGATGTTTTACCGGATTTTTTTGTTAATCCACCTGATAGGCTTGATAGTGGAATTAAGTTCAAAAATCTTTGCTGCATTGCTTGGCCAAGTTGTGTTTGACTTGATAAGGCATGTAATCCAGATAATGCATTGCCAGCTCTTAAATCAGCTTCTTTAGCCAATTGATTCATGCGTCTTACTTGTTCATCAGCAGAGTAAGCTTGCATTGATGCGCCTCTTAGAGCAACAGCAGTGCCAGCAGCAGAGCTTGTACCTCTGGCAGCTTGTACGGCAATCTGAGTACCGATGTTTTGTCTAAGCTGTCGCATAGACTGTAATGAGTCTTGAGCATATTGTGCTCTTAAGGCTTCAAGGTTAGCTTCGTATTGTGCTTGCTCAATATCACGGCCTGCTTGGATTAATCCTTGCTGTCTTCTGGTTGAGGTGTAATCCATGACCATGCCAGCAGCTTGCATACCTAATAAAATCCCGGTTAATGGGTCCATGTTTACTCCTCAATTTTATAATAAGCGCCAATTAAACGTATATCGAATGGGTCACTACTTGTAATAGAAATTGGATTTCTTAAAAACTCATTCCAACCTTTCATTAAAGATTTTTTAAATAAACCAGTTAGTGGAACAGGTGGTCCGTTTAAAGATAGTGGGCCAGCTAAAGGATTAAATTGGTCTAATGTTTTTAAAGTGATAGGTTGGCCATCAACAAATCCACCAATCGTGTTGTTAAATAATAATGTTACATTTCGTATATGCTGTGGAAACACAAGACTTCCAGCTTTAGCGCTGCCACCAGTAGGTGGATTATTGGGCATCAACTCAATATCCATTTCTACAGGAAAGCCAATTTTAGCCTCTGTTACATCTATTGGTTGGCCGTGAGCAATGAACTCAACTTCTGAGTTTGTTACACTGTCACTAAAACCATAACCGTCACCGACCATTGAAACGGTTTGACCATTAAATCTGGGAAGACCGCTAATTGTATTTGTAGCTGCGCCAGAATATATGTAACTACAATCAGTGAAGACATCAAAACTAAGCTCTTCTATATAGTACTTCGTGCTGTAGGTAAATGGCGGTACTAATTCATTAGCAATTTGTCGCTCAACAACAAACCATGCCCTGCCGTCTGGGCTACTTGCGCCCCATCTAAAGTATCCATTTCTGACATATTCACCATCAACAACGGTAGTTTGTGTATCAGCAAAAGTGAAGCCTGAAACATTTTCGTTAATTAATGTTTGATAGATAATTAGTGTGCCATCATCATTAATAAGAAATATATATCTGCTTCCAGCTTGTGTAAAATTAATAAATGAAATTTCGTCATGTGGATTGCGTATCAAATGCTCAGACACAACGCTAACTATATTTGAAGCATAAGCATTATTAATACCATCCCAAAGCATTGTATGAACGTCATTACCTGTAACAATCACAATTTGATTATCAATACCTTGTGGTTGGATTGCTGTTGCTGGATTAGATTCTTGTAACTGTAAACTAAAATTCTTTGGCGTTAAAGCACTTTCAAATGATAAAGGTGTACTATAAATACCGGTATTCGTATGAATGGTTAGACTTCGATATGGGACAATGTACTTAATAACATTTACTGTATCAGATGATGGGTAGTATGCAATTGCGTAATCATCGTCCGTTTCTAGCTCATTAAAATCATTATAATCATTGATTACTGACAACCATAAGCCATTAACCAAAGAGTCCGTATGAGCAAAGATGGCCCTATTCTGGAAGCTTGAACATTTTTGTGGCCAGCCTCTAGTATCACTCCAAGCTGGTTCTCGTACTAAGCAAAGTTTTCCCAATAGGTTTGTTATTGCCGGAAATGAAACAACAATATTAACTGAAACTTGCGTTGTTGATGTGTATGCCGTAATTGTTGCAACTCCAAAGCCATCAGTAAAACTACCGCCGACATAATCTGTTGAAAATATTGGAGATGAACTTGTTAACGTTGTAGATGCGCCAACTGTCCCACTTCCTAACGTAAATGTAAAAGTTGAGTAATCTACATCTCCAAAATCATATTGAGGTAAATTTTCGAATGTTACTGGTGTTAGCGTCCATGTATTGAAAATATATACTGTGGTTGTACCAGCACCTACGTTATTCAAAGTAAAAGCATTAATATCATTTGCTGCGTCACTGGCTGTAGCATAAACTCTTATTAAAGCGCCAGTGTTATTGCTTCTAGCAAAGTAAGTAATTCCTGCTTTTATTTGTGGTGTTGTTGATGGGTAATCAGCGGGCGTTGCATTAAAAAACCTTACTGGAAAAATAATATTAGCAGTTGTTGCAGCAGTTAATGTGAACTGATTGCTTACAATGCCAGCACCAGTATTAATTGTTGTGTTAGTTGAGCTACGAACTATGTCTTGTGGCTTTATTGTAGCAGCAGTTAATCGAAATAGATTATCAAGAACAGTCCAGTCGGCATTTCTAACTACATCACTAGTGAGTAGTGAGCTTGCAACTGTAGCAACTAAAATGTTTTCTAAATATATTTCTATTTGTCCCGGGACCATTGCTAAAAGATATATGCACTCGTTTAAATAAGGGAATGATTCAAAGAAAATATCTTTCCAATCTGTAACCCCAGTAATTTCATTTCTATAAATTGTGCCAAATCTTTTACCAATACCCCCTTGAGGATATGTGATTGTATTTCGTGCTTTCTTAACGCCTTTGTAGTATTTGTCTACAGTAATTCTACCGTACATTAACGGGCTTAATTCACCTACGCTAAATTCATCTTGGGACCATGTAACTTCTGGCATAGCTATCCTTAGTTAATAGAGTTTGGATATACACCGCCAATATAACGGTTGCCCAATACAGGAAAATCGACCTGTGTAAATTGAGGATGGTTTTGACAATCAACAGCCAATGCCATGCCTTGTTGTCTAATGGCCTCAGCTTTAATTGCTTGATAGTAATCCGTTTTTTCAGCATTACTTAAACAAAGGTAAGCAGCAATTTCGAATACAAAGTAGTTAACAAAATGCGCTGGTAATCGAGATACATCTGGTTGGAATATAAATTCCATCCACCATGGACCTTCTTGGAATGTATATATTCTATCATTGTTGAATATATTCCAATCATAAACATTCGGATAAACCTTAAGGACTTTTAACCAGCCACTTGGCAATTGAAACGCATATTTGTACGGAGGTGGTGCAACTTCAACTAATTGAGATAACTGCTCAATCTTAGTTGCAAAACGCCAGTTCCCCTCTGCAAGCTTGCTAGGCAAAAGCATATCAAAAGCTTGTTCTGCAGCGACAACAAGTTCATCTTGGTCTATTAATGATACAACAGGGGCATGGCCCAACTGTGTAACAGCATTACTAATAATCTGTACCTTAGTTAAAGCCATGCTCATTCCCCTTAGTATGCAGCAGTTGTTACAGTACCAGCATCACGGTCCACAGTTGCAACTACTAATGTAGCATTAGCATCGCTTCCGATAGTCATGATAATGTCGCCAACTGCTAGGTCATAAACTGCAGGTGCGAAATAATTAGCAGCAGCAATTGCAGCAGCGTTATCACTTGCACTAGCGTATGTAAATAAAGCAGGACCGTTTTCGATAGCTGGGCCATCAACGGTTACTGCGCCAGAGTTGAAAGCTAGAGTTTGTCTAGTCCATCTGTTGTCATTAAAAGCCATGTTAAATCCCCTTAATTAAGCTGTGATATCGCATTCTATGGCCAACACGCCCCGGTTATCAATTACCACGGCACCAGCAGAAAACACGCCATTTACTAAGTAAGATGTGTTTTGTGGAATGTAGTTAATTTCTGTGCGGAAGTTCATACCAATACCCATACCAGTAGACATTTTGTGCCATGCTAATGCGGTTTGGATGTTACCAGTTTTTGGTAAACCGCCTTCGGTCATTTGTGGAATAACTACGACATTAAAGCCTAAGTATTCACGAATGCGAGCACGGTCAATTACGTCATTTTTAGTGTAGAAGGTAGAAACGAATTGATCATCTTGCATCAATGATTTGAAGTTACTTGCAGACATTGCAACAAAACGTTCAGCTAATGGAACACCGTTGTTGTCAAAAAACTCTAAACATTGGGTGAACTTTAAGTAATCAAAGTTTGTTCCACCGTCAGGGATTGTATCACCAGGGTCAGCAGCTAAAGCATCAATGGTTATTTGGTCAGAGCGACGACCCATAGCTTGAGCAACTAACATGGCGTTTTCCATTTTAGCGTCAAAGTTTACAGTTAACTCTTGCACTTCGTCGACTGCGGTTGGCGTGGTGTATTTTTGTAATGTACACAAAGCTTTGTTGTAACCGGGGTCTTGAATTGTAACAGCAGCTAAATAAGCGGTTGGTACAGAGATTACTTGGTTTACTTTGCGGAACTCTACTTGTGCGCCAATAACGTCATATTTCATACGTACTGAATCACGGAGTAAGAAACCTTGAGAATGGTATTCTGCTTTTACGAGTGCATCGAACTCAATCTGTTGCACATTAGTTAAAGATGTAGACATTTTATGCCCCTTAAAATAAGTTAAAGAAAACAACTCGTTTTAAATTGGGCTTGTAAATTTTTTCTGGTTATCCTTTCGGGCCGTGTTAAATACAAGTTATCCAACTTACCAGAAAACTGGACACTTGTATTTATATTAAAGATTTATTTGTTATTTTGCAATCTTTCGATTTTTTCTGTGATTTCCCTGCGGTAACGTGGATCTTTTTTATACTTGTCCATATTGTCACGTAATTCAGCGTGCAAATCTTCCATAGTAAATACACCATCGGATTGTGATTGCTCATTGCCGGGTATCATTGTATTTTGTCCTAACATTTTTGACCTCAATTCTTCAAGAGCTAATACGGCATCAGCAGTTCTTAGGTTGCTTGTTAAAGCATGGAATGAACTTTCTGATAAGTTACTTTTAGCCCAGTTATTTAGAACATCAAGACGCTGGTCTGCATTATCACCTAAAGCTGCCTTTTCTGCTTCGTAGTCAATACCAAACTCATCAAGGTACTTTCCTACCGTGGTAAGCATTTTGTCCATAACATCTTGCGGTACACGTTTAGATTTAGCGAATTGCGCTAGTTCTTGGAATGGTTCATAGTCAGGCTCTACCCAACCTTTGCCAGCCTCCCAAGAATATTCATTAGGCGCTTCCCCAAATCTTTTCTGTAATTCAGCGTAAGACTTAGCGACATCAGACGCTTTTTTAAACTGGCTTGGTAACCATTCAGGGCGTTCACCAACTCCGGGTGTATTATCATCAAGCCACCAAGATGGTTCAGTTGTTGCGTTTAATGCAACATCTTGCGCTGCCATGTCTTCGACTGTTGCTGATATAGTATCAAAACTCATTAAACACCTGCCTGTTTAGCCTCGTGATCTTTTCTAGCTTGATAGCTTTGTACACTGCCAAGAATTTGTCTTAAAGCTTCACGATAACCTTCGTAAAAAACACACATGTGCGGATACTTCTCATCAACTGGGCCCGGTGTCGGGGCAATTAAAAACTTTTCTTTAATAATCTCTAAAAGCTTTTTACCGTCAGTTGTGTTGAATACATTCCAACAGAGTTCATCAAGAGGAGTTCCTGATTGCTGGCTTTCCGTTGTTGTATAGTTTTCATAATAATTCTGTGGTTCGATATGTGGGTTATGTTCAGTCATTTTACACCTGTGGTAGTGGGGCCTGTTGACCCTGTTGTTCCATCATCATTTGCTGTTCATTTCTTTTGTTTTGCTGGTCTTGCATGACCTGCGCAACCTCTGCTGGAGCATTTAATAATCTATTATCGATTTGCATTAAATCAGCCAATAGATATGGGTACTCCATTGGATTAATAAAAATTTGAGCAGCTTCCGGACCACTTATACCTTGTAGCAATTGGAAGAACTGAGTAAACCTAGCAATCTGTTCCTGTCCTTTCGCTAAAGCTAGTGGCGACCGATATACAAATGATATCATCTTTCTATCAATTTGTGGATAGGGTAATAAGCCCATTTTATCGAGGATGTAACTACATCTTTCGATTACTGGCCACAAGAATTCTTGTTGTAAACGACTAAATAAAGGCCCGATACGTTCTGCCAAGGTTTGGTTTTGAATCATGATTTGAGTTGCGCTTACAGGCTGTTTAGTGTCAGTTGGAATCAAAGAATCTGCAAACAACAAACTCCGAATCTGCATACGCAAATCTTGGATAGTCAATTGGCTAAATTGAGGATTTGAAGTATCAGGCAATGGAATCAATGGCGGTTGTCCTGAGCTGCCAAGAGGCGCAATTGGAATAATCGTCATTGGTTGTAGTTTAAATGTATTTGGATTGAATGTCGCATCATTGAATGCCATGTATGGCTTGAATGTATTTAAGTTAGCAGCAGCAAGCTCAATTCGAGCCAATTCATTTAAACTGATAATCGATGGTAAAGCATCCATTACTGGGCCACGACCATATGTATCAGCGTTTGTTTTTTGGAATCGCCATACTATACCGGGGTTTACTTCAAAGTCTTCGGTGTAGAAAATATCATTATCAGAGCAAACTACGTATTGATACTTTTTATCTCGTTGAGGATTATACATCACTCCTTCATACACTTTTTTGATTGTATAGTCAGGATTGTTTTTAATCTCTCTGATTAACTCTTGTGGCAATACAGCTTTTGACCAGCGAATAGTAATTTCGTTAGCCTTAACATCTTCCCAGTTACGATACCAAGATTCAATCTTGCCAGTCATTGCTTCTTCAATGGCTAACTTATCCATCGGAATTGAAGTAAATAACAATGGTTGTTCGTCAGTGTATTGATTAATTACTAAACATGATGTGCCTACAGATAAATCAAAATAACATTCATTGATAACCACATCAAAATTAGAGTCGTGGATGTAATCAAACAGTTTGCGCATGTAGTCATTGAGCAAACGTTGAGCATCATCCCGACTTATTCCTGCTTCATCTTCATCGAATTCTGGGTCAATTGTTAAAAAACCCCATTGCGTCTGAGGTGGGGTCATTGCAGTATGGAGTTTACTAACAAAAGTCTTTGTGGCTTCAATGGCTGTTGTGTCATAAACACGAGTGCCTTTCGCTTCGCCTTGTTGTTCTTTGGGTCGCCAGAATCGATTGCGGTTTGGTATTGCATAGAAATAACAGGCTTCATGCAGACTAGCCCAAAGATAGCTTATCTGCATTGCACGGTTGTAACGCTGCTTAAATTGGTCTACTAGTCTGTCAGCCATGTTTTATCCTAGTTTTTCTTGTGTGCCCATATCGCTCATGGGTTGCATGAATCCAGCCGAACGATAACGTCTGCGCATACTGCGAATTGTTTTTTCTTGGATTGCTCTTCTTTCGGATTCTTTTTCGCCACTAATTCGTGCTTGTTCGGCAATAGCAGCTTCTTTTTGCTGATAATACGAATTGATAGCATCTGACTTCATTCGTCTTTCAGCAGCAGTTTGATGTGGAATTACACTTGCAATAGCGCCTTCAACTTTCTTTAAACCTTTAGATAACCAACTCATATTAATCTCCTATATCCAAATATGTACATATATTACTTTTTCTTGAAATTCGGACGGTTGTATTACTCTATCAACAAATACAATCCTGTGTGGGATTTTTATTTGCTTACGAAGCGTCTTTAATTGAGATAATATTGTCGCCATTTTCCAAGCTCATTTTAGCTAAATCGTCTTTCATCTTATCAACTTCTTGTTGTAGTTTGAAGCTTTCATAAGCACGTATACCGATATTGATTGATTCCATCAATTGCTTAATCTCAGACGCGCTTAAATCGCCCTCAGAAGCTTGCATAAGCAATTGCTGATACTGAACATGTGGGTCAGCTTTTGTATCAAGGTTGACACGCACACGGCCTTGTTTATTGTAATAAAATCTTGATGTACCAATGCCTTCCCAAAATCTCCAATTAAAGTCCGGATTGTCAGCATTGTTTTCGCCTTCACGTTCCCACAACATTTGAGCAAAATTAACTGCAATCCGAGAACATTCGTCAAAGATTCGGTGTTTTCTGCGCCAGTCATAGTATGTTGTATCAGAAACTAATGCCTCTACACAAAACTCTGCAACAGAACCGCCATTACCAATAATTTCAAGAACCATTAAGCAATGTTTTTTTTCATCGTAAACTTTGCCATTAACGTTCTTTTTAGCTTGTTCGTAAATTTTTTTAGGGTCTAATTTTGTCATTTTTAGATTCTCCTTTAAACTCATTATGTCTAAATTTTAAAAGGGTTACAAATGATTGATATTAAACAACTCAGAGAGTTAATTATTAAACCATCATTGGATAAGTTACAAATGTATAGCACAGATGCGGAGGAATTACTCGTATTTACTTGTGCTTGTGAGTCACTCGGTGGAACTTACATAAAGCAAGTTAAAGGGCCAGCGCTTGGTATTTATCAGATGGAGCCTAATACATACACAGATATTTGGCAGAATTTTATTAAGAATCAAGGTAATTTAGTAAACATGCTTTCGCTTAACTTTAACGTGCTTTCAATGCCATTGCCTGAGCGTATGATTTATGACCTACAATATGCAACTGCCATGGCTAGATTGCATTACCGTCGAGTTAAAGCGCCCATTCCAGACCACAAAAATATTGATGCCGTTTGGGAGTATTACAAAAAGTATTATAACACTCCATTAGGCAAGGCCGAGAAAGAGCAATCTATAAAGCACTATCAGAAGTATCTAAAGAGCTAAGAGCGCTATTGCATTCTTGTACATCTTTCATTTCGACTAACTGCAAGCAATGGGAGCAAACTAATCCTGTTGCTTGTTTAGTGTATTGGCTTACAACAAAATTATATGCAATAAAACTATGATAACCATTTGTATTCATTACACAGTGTGAAATATCCTCATACCAAGCTAACCAGTCACGCATGTATCTCTCCATCAACTATAGAAGGCTGTATGATATCCCACAGGGGATGGTTAAGTATAGTGTGGAGTGGTAGGGAGTGGAGAAGCTAGGGTAGGAGCTAGGGGGGCTACCTTTTTGCCGATGGTGGGAAGATGGGGGAAATATTCCTCAATTAACAGTTACTTGCTCAATTTCTGCGCAGCCTAAAAGGGGACTGGCAGGGCGATACTCAGACTTCTGAGGCACCGGACTCACTCCCCCCAGCGAAAACCCGAAACCCTCCCCGCGTGGCCCCGAATTTTTTGATTTTTTGGTTTTTCGGGTATATTTCAAGGTTCCGTTCCTACTATACCACTCACTTCATTTACCTATTGACAACTGTCACATAACTGATATAATGGCGTCTGATTATTTACAGGAGAAGAGAATGAGTGAAATATATGTAGAGATAAGCGAACAAGTTTGGCCAGCTTTTTATAGCGACAATCAACAGCAAGCTTTATTAAATGTTCTTAGCAAAATCCAAAATCAACCATTTTATCGCAATCAAGATATCATGACGTTTGCAGGTTTTTGTAATGACGCCAAAGAATTATTATTTTATGTACAAAGCAAATTAAAAGGTCTGAAATAGAGGCGAAAGCCTCACATGGGAGAAGAGAATGAGAACACAATTTTTAATATCAGAATATCATACGGGATTAATTAGAAAGCTAACTATATCTTGGCTTGATGGTAAGGTGACTGGCTGGGCTTTAGATTGACAGGGGCATAGCCCCGCATGGGAGGAGCAAATGATTAAAGTAGATAAACGTACACGCTAACGACATGTTAGAAGAATGTGTCGATGGATTAAAAATGTTTAGGCA